AGAATAGGAGAGAACGTGACCAGAGCAGAATCAATTCTACCAGCACCAGCTGTTGGTATAGTCGCTGACAATAAAGATGCAATTGTAACTTTACCAAATGCTTGGAAACCAGCTGGGTGAACAGCCCTCTTCAACTCGTCAATGTAGGTAGTTACGGACTGACCAATCTTAATCTCATAAGAAAAGTCCTGATAATAATAGGAGTCTTGAATACGGATAACGTCTTCATTAATCAGACTATCCACATTAGAATAAATACCAACACTCTTTCCTAAGAAACCAACATTCATATTGATTTCAGCTGATTTACCAGCAACGATAGTGCCAGAACCACTCGCAGTAGAAATTGATTGGCCCTTAAACGATATAGTGTCCTCACCTATTATATTATCACCAGCGTTTGCGCCTGTGTCATCAGTTCCGTCTAGAAGAATATCGCCAGTTAAGAACTCCTCTGGTTCACTCTTTAGTAGATCACCATTTGATGTATCTGTGCTGTCTCCACCACTTTCTTGTCTAAGAAGACTACCGAGTTCCTCAAAAATAAGATTACTGCCTTCATCATCTCCAGCACCTCCACTGGCGTCCATTACCAAGAATACAGATTCTACTTGTTGATCTGTGATATTAGTAGCGTTCAGAGAGGAAAGTCCACCAAGAGATACGCCAGGAACTTCATACGGGCCCTCTCTTAGAAGACCATCACCACCTTCAGTTATAAGTCTGTCAGCAGAATCACCGTTATGAGACACCGTTTGAGATTCAAAGAAATTATAGAAACCAAGATTATCTGATTCACCCAAACCATCACGGCCTTCTAGGACAATTCCATCTCCAGCATCGTCACCTGTCGCCTCCGTTGCATTTAGTACAAGTCTTTCTGCTTCAATAAATCTCTCTAGGGGATGAGAGACATTTTCTATTCTAGAAGGCTCTCCTTCTAGAAGAAATCTCTCATTCGCATTTTCTCTGAAAAGTGTACCAGATAAACCACGTTTTAACCTCACTCCATCACTTCGAACATCCTGTTCTACAAGATGAGAACTAAACCCATCTATAACCAAATAGTCATTATCTTCCATCAATATCGCATCACCATCAACTTCTGATGTTGTATTATTTGTAGATGGAATGAATACTTTTTGTGAACCGATAGTTTTAATTTTAAGAGTAGTAGCCCTTGCCTCATCAAGCCAACCATACTCTGTCCACACCTGTTTGCGACCAGACCCTTCATTGAGAACCAAATAGTCTTTACGTGTCTGAACATCAGAAACAAAAGGTTCGTCTTCATGAACAAGCAGACTTCCCTCATCAACACTTTGCTGAATGAGTTTATCACCTGTCTCTAGAAGTATCTCGTCTCCAGCATTAGTACCACTTCCATCCGTCCCACCATCTTCAATAAAAATAGAATCCCCTGCAGCGGAACCCTCTAGTCGGATGGTATGTGCGGAGCCTTGATCAACAGTTGCCCCCAAGAATTTAATACCTGTTCGTCTATCAATAAATCGGCCGGCAGATAATTGTGATATGAATGTATCTTCGTCATCCCTCTGATCTTCAAGTTGTACAGCTTGACTAACTGTAGAATCACTATCTGATTCTAGGGAGATTTGCTCCAATCCATTTTCAGTGGCATCTGTGATAAGAACAGAACTATCTTCTGTAATTAATGTTTCGTCTATTTCTATAGCATCATTTAGTTGGATTCGTTGAAAGACATCATCTTCCTGTTCCAACTTAAAATCAAACTGAAGGTTTGGTGTATTATATTCTAGTTTAGTTCGTACCACATCTTCAATGTTGACTGATAGAAGTTGTTTTGTTGAATCGTAAGCAGTAACAGTTCCGACATACTCTCCCGTAAGAGCCTCACCAACACCAAACTCTCCAGTTACATCTTTAACAATAAAGTTAGCTGGAACTGTAACCTCTGGTGCTGTTCCGTATCTAAATCCAGCATCAACAATTTTTACATTTTTAATTTGACCAATATTTTCTGTAAGAGCTAAAAGAGAAGCTCCAGTACCGTAAGTACTAGAGACAGATACACTCGGCAGAGAAAGATAACCATCACCACTCTCTTTCAAACCAACTCTACTAATTTCTGTCTCTTCACTAGTTGTAAGAGAACCAGACTCTAAAACAATTCTTTCGTTTAAATTAAAGAACAGATCACCAGTTTCTAAATCAACTTCTTCTAGAATATGTTGATTTTCGTTTGTGCTACTACTATCTGTTCCCTCTAATACAATATTGTCGCCCTCGGCAACAGGAACACCATTACTAGTACTAGATGCATCCAAAACAAATTTATTATTAATGATGCCTCGTACTGTACCAGATTCTTGATTTAGATAATCACCACTGTCATCCTCTAGAAGAAATGATCCACCAACACTAACAACATATCCAACGGCTGGACTTGTAGCTAAATCTGTTGTCGTAAAAGAAACAACATCGTTAATTCTAAAACCAGAACCAGCATTGTCAATCTCAACTCCAGAAACTTGGCCAGGTGTTACTTGATCTACACGAGCAACAGCGGCACCATTACCAACTCCTGACTCTAGAGTGAGAAGGTCGTTTTCGGAATATAACGCACCACCAGCATTTACTGTTCCGCCTGTTATCACTTGTTGAAGTGTAAAACTCATCTCACGGAAAAGACCGTCAGACTGTTCGTTAACAGAACCGGCAGCAATTGTCTCACCATTTATAAATGTACCATTAACATTGGTAACTGAAAATTCAGTTATTGCATCTGTGCCTTGACTAAATGCCTCTGAGTCGTTAACAAACGCTGTAGCACCAGAAGTCTTTCCCGTTAAGATTTGACCAATGACCTCTGTACCTCTCGAACCGTTTGTCGCAATTGCTCGAAGGAAGTCTTTTTCTTTCCAATTACCATCAGACAACCGCAACATATATTTGGTTGGATAAAAGACCTCTGACTCTTCGTCAAACATAAGTCGCATAAACAACTTGTGGCCTTCGGACGTTCCTTTTGCTGTGTATAGGTCACGAATATTTTTTATCAGATCACGTTTAGATGTGTTAGAAGCTAAAGTAAACGGAATTGCCTGCATGAGTTGTTCATGCATCTGATCGAGGAAATCAGAAGCAGTATTGTCTGCATCAGCATAGTCCAGAAGTTGCTGCATGTTCTGTACAGGATTAGCCCTGTAAGATTTTACTGTGCCAGTGGCATTAGAGGTTCCGCCAGTTATAGTCTCACCAACTATAAATCTTTGGTTTGAAGTGATGATAAGTTTTTTTGCAGCTTTCTCAATATCGTCAATGAGAATTGTAGCGGTAGCCTTTGATGTGCTACCAGTTATAATTTCACCCTTTATAAAAGCTGCGGTAGAGCCCGCCCCAACTTCTGCCATAAGTTTGGGTGTGCTACCATCCTCTATATCCATTATGAGATTTTGAGTAACGGTACTTTCTAGGATGATGTTGTCGATATCACCATCAACTTCTAACAAAGCAGATTCTAGAAATCTATAATACTCTTCTAGAAACTTAACAAACTTGGGATGATCAGCCTGAATAAAGTCAGGGACTTGGCCATCTATCAGAGGAGATATCTTCGTAGTTAACGTAGCATCAAAAGGCATGGTTTAGTATCCTGTACTTGATGAAGTATAGCTGCTTGAGGTTGTATATGTACCACTAGCGCCAGGTTGACTAACAGCTATAGTATCGACTTCTCCCGAAACTTTAGAGTTATTAAAATCTATTTCTAGTATCTGATTCCTGACGGACACAATGTCCTTAGAGTTTGGTACAACGGTAAAACGAATACTGGTTGAAGTAACACCATCTACATCCTCAACACTAGTTATGATTATACCATTAAGAACAATTTCTCCTGTGGAATAATTTATTGTACCAGCAACACTATCGGTATAGTTTCTTGTAATACCAACAAGATAGTACCTTCGAACATTGCCTTGGCCATCATCATCAAAGTACTGAACATTTGTAGTATCACCACTGACCTTAAATCCTGTAGACGTAAGAATACCTCCAGAACTGGTGTTGTGGCCAGAGTGCGGATTATACAGTGCGTTATTAAAATATATGTTGAAGGAAGATGAAGAACCTAAAGCTGGAGTAATACTTTTAGCAAGAGTAACATTTGTTATGTTACTCAAGATAGCCGTGTGAGTGTTATCGATAAGACCAGTAACTTCGGAATGTCTAAACATTTTATTAAAACTTTTTAATGATAAATCGTTATAACTACGTAGAGCGGTTGTTACCTCAGAAACAAGAGTATCACGTTCCTTTGTTGTTCTACTAGAATCATATTTAAAATTTACTTCTATAAACAGGTTGACTAAATCAGGATCAACAATAACAGGAGTAATCGAAGCAACATTGTACGTTTGAAAATCCTTAACCAACTGAGCTTTCTGAGCCGTAGTCAAATTATTGCCGGTGGTTGACCTAATGGAAATGAATACACGGCCGTAAGATGCTGTACTTGTCACACCCAGTGTCGGATCAAAAGAACCACTCTCACCACCGAACACTTGAACTGATTCTGTTTGGGGGAATAGTTTCTTTGCGAAAATTTTATAATCCTCAGCAGTAACACATCTTCCTTGAGCTGCATAGTCGAGTGGAGCATTTAATTTAATTGATTGAAGAGTTTCAGACTCAGTGCCACCTTTGGCACTTTCAGTTGTTACAATTGAAATATTAGTCACACCATCAACTGCACCACTAGAAGTAAAATTAGTTGCTCCATTTGCCAAGGCCTTGTTTGTGACAACGTACCTGAGAAAAACAATATTACCATCAGTGACATTTTGACTTACTACTCCATCGCCAAAGTAAATTTCAAACTTTCCTGCCTCTACTTCTTGTAGAAAATAAACTGTACTCGTACCTGTTAGTTGAGATATGTCTGTTGCTTTAGTATATGTCGTTACTGTAGAATCAGTTGAGGAGTTTTGAACCTCAACAGTTAGAGTTGTAGTATCTGCTCTATCTGAAGGAATAAGAAATCTTTGGTTGACATCAGCTGAGTTCACGGTATATCTTGAAGTTGTATAAGTGCCCTCATAGATATCAACACCAGTCATCGGTATGTTTGTTCCATTGGTTACTGCTGTATATTCTGCAACTGTAACGAATTCATAGTTTTCGTTATTTACTTTAGTTGTAAATTTTGTGCCTGCAGGCATAACTACTGAGAGTTTTGCCTGATTATTAAAAGTAAGGTTGACTTTAGCTTGAGCTGCCCGACAAGAGTCTACCTCATACCCCAACATCTTAGCATGAGAGACAATACTGGATCGCAAAGCGGCGGAGTCAAGAAACATCTCATTTGCTACCATGTTAGCATTAAATGCAAGATAGTGCGTGTTGTATGCAAGGGTATCTAAAAGAATACTCATACCAGAACCCTCAAAATCATAATCTTTGAATTCAGATTGATCTCTAAGAAATGTCTTTAGGTTTTCCTTGATACCATCAAAGTCCAACTCTGTTACTTGAAGTTTTTGACTATTTGCCATTATCGTAATCTCTCTAACATTATTGTTAAGTCTACAAGTTCTGTTGGGACGTTTATCACATAGAACTCTATAGCGATATTATATGCATTACGATCTAGGTCAGGAGTGGCCCGCACACCCATGAGTCTGGCCCGTGGTTCAAAATTTTCAATAACATCCTCTACCTTCTTTGCAAGGATAGTAGCTGTTAATGGAGTCATCTGTTCAAACAACATATCTCGAATACCAGAGTATATCTCTGGTCGAAATGGTTTCTCATATTGGTTCATCAAAACCAAATTACGAACAGACCTTTTCACTGCCTGAATATCTGAGAGAACATTGATATCCTTAGTACGATTGTTCGTTGCAAAAAACAGATCAAGATCAGTATATTTACGAACACTTCTTTTGTTGTTTGTAGATTCAGCATCTATCAATCCAGCTGGATTGCGCCAAGCACCTGTTTGATCTGCATTAGACATGTTCGCTCCCTTACAAAGTATTTATACTAGCCATCAGCAGAATACTTCATCTGATATGGCATAGATTTGCGCCAAACTTCTTTTGCATTGACACGAATAAAAGGTTTGTTAGTCTCACCTTTGTTTGGATTTGGAATAGTAACCATAACATTTTTCCCCTTGTTGAAGGCCACCTGTTTCCTACTCAACTTGACTAAATCGGAAACGTCCCTCTTTACCGCCTTTCGGGCCCAACTTCCTACGTTACTTCCTAGACCTTTAGAGGTCTGACTTGCTCTTGATTTCTTTTTTCCCATAATATAATCTCCTATAGGGTTATCTGGTCTTCTGGTGCAGACCTTGCTTGAGCTGCGGCCGCACTTAGTTCTGCAGCTAACATTTCTGCTTTTGTCGCAAATTGTTTTGCCGCTGTTTCCAAAGACGATTTTAACGAAGTGATCTCCGAACTTAAAGTATCTCTAGAAAATTGATCTCCGTACAAAGCACCATCTTCATCTACTGAAACATCGGTACTAAAACTTTGAGCCTGTTCCTCTAATGCAGCTGCGGTTGCCTGTATACTATTTTTTGCCTTCTCCACCGCTTCGGTCGCTCCACTAGGGAGCTCCAAATTTGGTAAACCACCACACACATCTCCACCAGCGGTAACAGCACCTATAGCAGAAGTTATCGCCCCCTCTATATCTGGTAGTGAAGAGCCAAATTGTGTTGTGAGTTGTGCTAACTTGTTTATATATTCAATACTACCAGTTGATAGGTTTGCAAGACTAGCAACCTCGGCCTGAAAGTTTACAGCAGGCAAAGTTGGTAGTGAAGGAACCATAGCCCTCAAGTCTGTTTCAAGTTGCGTTAAAGATGTATTAAGTGTGCTTGCTAAAGTAGAAGCATCTACGTCTAGTCCAGAAGTCAATTCACTTTTGATATTATCAAATTGACTCATCAACTTATTAAAATCGGGACTTGCACCACAAAGGTTAGGGGCTGCGAAATCTACCATTATCCATCTCCTACGAATACGTCAGGTGAACCACCGGCGGTTACTGGAGCACAATGAGCTCCGCCTAGTGGAGGACAAAGACTATCCGCAGCTGCACCATCAGCGCTGTTATTGACTACTGCCTTGCCCTCTATAAAAACATTGTTTGATCCTGCCACTAGATTACCAGCACCATGACTATTGGCATCGCCGTTAACAGAAACAAGAATACTATTTGCGAACACTGTGGATTGACCACTAACAATTGTTGTAGCTCCACATGCTCGAGCATCTCCGTGTCTATGTATTGCAATTGACATATTCTATCCTCAATCTGGGTTCAACTGTATCTGACTACCATTAAGTGTAGTGATACCTGTAGATGTATGCGTAAAGGTCGTACCAACGGTTCCTGTCCAAGATGTTGCAACAGTTGTAGCCAGTGTACTCTCTGTCTTTAACGTCATAGCGGAAGCGGACTTCATGTTTAGTGTAGAACCAGACTTGACCGACACGATACCTGATACAGTAGTAAGAGACATATTTGTTTTCGCACTCAACTTCACATCAGCCAGTGAGGTAATGGTATAATTACCAACGATAGACCCATCAAAGTATCCATTGATCGTACGGCTCTCGTTCTTCTCTATCAATGTATCAACATCTTCTCCCACATATCCCTTAACATTGTTCTTAATGTTGTATGCGAAGTTCCCTCGTATCTCTTCTTCACGATTTCCGCCAGACTTACCAGTACCAACCTTAATCTGTTGGTTCTTGTGAATACGTTGAATATGGTTTCCCTCAATCTCCTGTATATAATCGCCCTTCACAAGTTCTCTTTTGGTTCCCTCTATT